CCGCTGCACTTCCGCACCTCAGACAGCCCGCTGGCCGACCCCGACTACCGCGCCCGTCTCGTTGCCCGCTGGGGCGAGCACAGCAACATCGTGCGCGTGCGCGCCGACGGCGAGTTCCCAACCCACGGCGATGACGTGCTGATCTCCCTGGAGTGGGCCGAGTCGGCGATCAACAGAGACCAGCACGTCGAGTCGTGCGAGACCCGCGTCAGCATCGACCCGGCCAGGTTCGGCGATGACCGCACCGTCACCATCGTCCGCCGCGGGCGCAACCTGCTGGCCTGCGAGGTCGCCGCCAGGCAGGACACGATGACAACCTGCGGGCGGGCCATCGTTATGCGCCAGACCTACGGCGCCGCTGGCATCTGGGTCGGCACCGCCGGGTTCGCCGGTATCGCCGACCGCCTGCGCGAGCAGGGCGAGCACGTCGTAGAGGTCAACGAAGGCGCCGGAGCACCGCGCGAGCGCCCGTGGGGACACGATGACCAGATGACGCCGGCCCTGGTTCGGGATTGGATGTGGCTCGCCGGCCGCGCATGGCTGCGCGACGAACTGCCATCATTCGCAGGCCTCGACCGGGACACGGCCGAGGAACTGGCCGGCGAACTGGCAACGCCGCGGTATAGTTTCGACAGCAGCGGGAGGCTCAAGGTGGAAAGCAAGGACGAACTGAAACGCCCCGAACGGTTAGGGCGCAGCCCCGACTTGGCCGACGCCCTACTGATCAGCCTGTTCCCAGATAAGGCGCGGAACCAGGCGCCGGCAGTGGCCGGCAAAACGGAGTTTTGACCCGCATGAACGGAGCGAACAGGAAGGCCGTGAAGTCGCCAGCGGAAGCGCCGCCGGGCATCCCCCAAAAGCAGCGGTTCTACGTAAGCGAGGTCGCCCGCATCATGGCCCAGCACCTGGGCATGAACGAAAAGTCGGCCCTGAACCGCCTCTATTACCGGATCGGCGACCGCAGCGTCCAGGCCCACCGCTACCTCGGCGTGGTGATGATCGAGCGCGATGAAGTCCTACGCATCCTGAGAGGCGACCCCGTATGAGCATCTTCGACCGCCTGATCGGCCGCCAGCCGCAGACCGAGTTCGCCGCGCCACCACCGAAGCCGCCGAAAACTTCCGGCTTGCTCAAGGACGTGGCCGTCGATGAATTCGTCGACATGCTGACCAACCTGCCGGAGCCTGACGAAATCCTCATCGCGGCCGGCAAAACCCGCGCCGACCTGCGCAGCCTCATGGCCGATGACGAAATCGGCGGCGCGATGGAAACCCGCGTCGCGGCCGTGCAGTCAACCGCGTGGCGCCTGGAACCGATCGACGGCCCGGTGAGCACGTTCATCTGGGAGGAAATCGATCGGCACATAGAGGCGCTGATCGAAGGCGCGTTCGCCGCCGTCCCTTACGGCTACAGCGTCATCGAGCTGGTGTACGAACAGGACGGCCAGCGCAAGCGGATCGCCCGCGCCGCCGAAAAGCCCTTCGAGTGGTTCGAGCTGCAGCGCGACGGCTCGCTGATCTACAAGCCCCCGTCGGGGACATCCGCCACCGGCGAGAAGGCCGACACGTTCTACAAGTTCATGTTGACCAGGCGCCGGCCGACATACCGCCAGCCGCAGGGCGACGCCCTCCTGAGCCGCCTCTACTGGCCCTGGTACCTGCGCAGCCAAGGCTGGCGGTTCTGGGCGAGGTTCCTCGAACGTTTCGGCGCCCCGATGCTGGTCGGCCATACGCCAGGCGACACGAAGCTGCTGGCCGCCGCCCTCGCCGCAGCGGTCCAATCGGCATCCCTGGCCGTGGGTGCCGAAGACAAGGTCACGGCCGTTTCGCCCAACGCCGACGGCGGCAGCTTCGACCGCTTCCACGTCGCCGTCGACAAGCGCATCCAGAAAGTCGTGCTCGGCCAGACGCTGACCACCGACACCCAAGGCGTCGGAAGCCAGGCGCTCGGCAACGTCCATGACCTTGTCCGCAAGGACCGCCGCTCGGCCGACCTCCGCATGATTGCCGGGACAATCCAGCGGGCAGTGAACGCCCTCACCGCCCTGAACTTCCCCGGGTCCGAGCCGCCCACGTTCGCGTTCGACACCGGCACCGACCTGGCCGCCGACCGCGCCGACCGTGACGTGAAGCTCCGCCAGGCCGGCGTGCGGTTCCGCCGTGAGTATTTCCTGGACAGGTACGACCTGGAGGACAAGCACTTCGACATCGACGCCGCCCCGCCTGCCCCGGACGCCCCGCCGAAGCCGGTCAAGGCCAGCGCAGGCCGTGGCCCGCACACGTTCGCAGCCGCCGTCAGGGAGACCAGGTTCACCCCCGCGCAGGAAGCCCTCGAAGACCTGGGCGATGGAGTTCTTGAGCAGACGCTGCAGCCCATCGCGCCGGGCGACCTGCGCAGGATCATCGCGTCAGCCACCGGCCCGGAAGACCTGGCCGACAAGCTGTCCGAATTCGTCGACGCCGACCTGAGCACCAGCGCGTTCCGGGAACTGGTCGAGCGTGCCCTGTTCGCCGCCGACCTGATGGGTTACAGCCATGCCGGCGCCGAATAAGCCAGCCATCGCCAAGCGCCCCCTCAAGCTCGCCCCGGTCAAGTTCGACGAAGCCATCCTCGCCACCCGCGCCCGCGGCGTGGTGCTGCCCGATGTTTACTACGGGCACATGCAAGGCATCGCCCGCGCCGACAGTTTCAGCGTCGCCGGCATCGCCCGCGTCGAGCAGCTGAGGCAGGTGCTGGACAGCCTGACCCAGGCGCAGGCCAAGGGCGAGACGTTCGACGCATGGAAAGCCCGCGTTCGGCGCGGCGAAGTCGACCTCGACCTGCCCGACCACCGCCTCGACAACATCTACCGGACCAACATTCAGGGCGCCTACGCCCGCGGCCGGTGCCGCCAGCACGACGTGATCGCAGCACGCCGGCCCTGGCTGCTGTACAGCGCCGTGAACGACAGCCGGACCCGCCCCGCGCACGCCGCCATGAACGGCACCCTGCTGCACCGCGACGACCCGTGGTGGGCGACGCACCGCCCGCCGAACGGGTACCGCTGCCGCTGCACCGTGATTGCGGTCAGCAATGCCGAAGCGGAGCGGCGGGGAGCGCCCAAGGCGCCCAAGGTGGACGAATCCACCGGCGGCCCGCCGGACCCTGATGAAGGCTGGGATTACGACGTCTGCAGCGACCCGCGCGCCGGCACGAAGCGAGCAACGCGGCGCGCGAAGGCCAACGCCAGCCCCAAGGTGGCAGAACGCCTCGACCGCATCGAGACCACCGCCGACTCAAACGACCCTGCCACATGGCGCGGGATTCCCGACACCCAAAAAGGCAGCAACCCGGGCGGCATCTACGAAGCCCCCGACGGGTCGAAGCACTACGTCAAGTTCTACGAAGACCCGAACCAGGCCCGCACCGAAGTGGCCTCCGCGCGCCTCAACGAGCGCATGGGCGTGCAGACCCTCAAGCCGCGGTTCGTCGAAGTGGACGGCAAGAGCGGCGTGGCGACCAACTGGGTCGATGGCCTGACCAAAGTCACGCCGGCCGACCTCGCAACCTCGCACATTGATGACCTGGCCGCCGCGTTCAACGCCGCCGTCGTCACAAAGAATTGGGACGTGATAGGCCAGCAATTCGACAACCTCGTGCTCCACCCCAACGGCCGCCTGGTGCTCGTCGACACCGGCGGATCGTTCAAGTACCGCGCGCAGGGGAAGGCCAAGCCGTTCGGCGTGGACATCGACGAGGCAAAGTCGCTGGCCGACCCCGCCCAGAACGCATCGGCGTCCCTGGCGTTCGTGGCCCTCAAGCGGGACGTGTTCTCCGTGGAGCTGTCAGCCAAAAAGAACCTCACCACCCTGACACGGTCCGAAATTGAGGATTTAATGACCCTGTCCGGCTTCGAGGCAAAGACCGCGAAATCCCTCGCCGCCACCGTGGACGGCCGGCGCCAGCTGCTGTTGGACCGATACAACCTCGGCCCCGAAGACCGCCTCACGCCAGGCGCCCGGAAGCATTACGACAAGATCGTCGAGAAGTTCGACCGCACAGCATTCGTCACGGTCAAAGACGACCGCGCAACGAGCGGCGTGGTCGCGCCAGGCATCAAGGACGTGATGGAGGGCCAGGTGATGATCGACTTCGAAAACTACCTGCGCCGCGAGTTCGACGCCAAAGCCGGGCCAGTCCTGCGGTCGGCCTTCGCGTCTTGGAGCAGCAGCTCAAGCCAAGGCGCGGGCGCCGTCATGAAGCTATGGGCGAACAAGAACTTCGACGTCGACATCACCTTCCACGACCTCCCGAACCCGTCGCTGGACGTCATCACGGCCGAGGCCAAAGCGTTTGCTGGAGCTACCGGCATCGACCGCCTGATGGACTTGCTCGACCTGGAGCAGGCGTTCACGACGTACACCTTCCGCCGCCTGACCGGCTATGACCCGGTGGTCGTCCAGCGCGGCATGGCCGAAGCCGAATATCGGAACCAGCTGGCGGAAGGAACCTATCGCGCGAACGCAGTCAGCAGCGTGACAGCGTCGAAGGGCGCATGGATGGCAGAACGCCGGGTTGAAATCACCGCCCCAGCCGAGCGGTTCGTCAAGTCTTGGTACCAGGGCGCACGATACCTGCGCTTTAAGGACACCGAGGCCGAATACGTCCTGATCGGCGGCAAGTACAGCGACGTGAAAACCGTAAGCCGCGGCAGAAGGTAATGCGCCCTCCGCCCCTGCGCGCCTAGCCGCCGATGGGTATACAATAGGTGTTCATTGGGACCAACGGAACAGATGGAGACGACATGAACAAGGAACAGCAAGGCGGCCCGCCAGCACCAGGCGCAGCAGACCGAAAGGCCTGGCAACGATACGCCCTAGAGGTTAACGGATACGAACTAGCCGGCGGCGCGGATGACATAGGCGGCAGCGACCCAGCCGAAGCGGTCTACGCTGCAGCCATGGATGAAATCAAGGCCACAGGCGCCCTTACCGGCGACCATGACCGCCTCCGCATCGCCCTGTTCGTCCACCAGCGCCACCTGCGGGTGTTGGAGCCGGACCGCGACGAAATGGCCGAGATTCAGCGCGTGGCAGACGTAATCCTGGCCGCCCTGCAGGAAGCCGCCTGATGTGGATTTACACCACCGACGCCCTCCTGAGCATCGTCGCCCACCGGGAGCAGCCGGAATGCCTGCTCGTTCGCGCCCGCTTCACCGGCGACCTTGAGCGCGCCTTCCCAGGCGCGGACGTAACCGAGACCCCAGATGCCGACTACCGCTTTCGGGCCACGATCCCGCGCGCAGACGTGGGCGCGTTCCTGCTAACGGCAGCGATGGATATTTGGTACGCGAATTTCAAGGGCACGCTCAGGGCGGACACGGAGGTCGAGGCCTTGCGCGCTGACGCATACCACGAAGCCCACCGCGCCGCCGTGGACGCCCAAGAGCAAGCCAAGAGGGCCGAGAACCCACCCCGCCGCAAGGCCGGGAGGTAAGGCAGCTCAGGCCGGCAGCGGCCCCCTTAAAACGCCAGCCCGCACTCCGGGCAGGAACGCTCCCGCCGCGCCTCGGCGCGGACGCGCAGCTCAAATCCGTTTTGAATTTCCCCGCATCTTTGCCGCCGGGGCTGGCACGATCCCGCCCCGTGAAGCCCCGCACCAACAAGCCAGCACCCCCACCGGCCGAAGCGTTCCGCTTCGCCGCCCTCGCTGTCGTTGACGATTCCGCGCCCGAAGACGGCGCCACCGCGGCCGGCACCTTCACCGGCGTGGCCTACAGCGGCGACGTGATCCGAAACCACTGGTTCTGGGGCAGCGTCATCTTCGACCTGGCCTCGACCACCGCCGCCGACCGCGTGCCCGTCCTGGTTCAGCACGACCCTGGCCAGCGCGCCGGCTTCGCCAGCCTCACGATCGGCGACCAGATCACCGCCGAAGGCACGCTCATGGCGAACAGCCACGGCGAGGCCGTCGCATCGGAAAGCCGCGCCGGGTTCCCCTGGCAAATGAGCGTGCGGATCGAGCCGAGCAGCATCGAGGAAGTCGCGCCAGGCGCCACGATCACCGTCAACGGCCGCAGCGTCACCGGCCCGGCCAACGTGTTTCGCAACAGCACGATTCGCGAGGTCTCGTTTACGCCCGTCGGAGCCGACCCAGGCACCGAAGCCCAAGCGATGGCCCACCGTTTCACCGCCCCCCAACCGTCGGAGACTGACGACATGGACCTGAACGAAGCCCTGGCGCGTATCACCGCGCTCGAAGCCGAGAACCGCACCCTGGCCGAGACCGCCCAGCGCAGCGACGCCGAAGCCAAGGCAGCCAAGGACGCCCTGACCGCGTTCAGCGCCGCCCGCCGCAGCGAGGAAGTGGTCGGCCTGTTCGCCGCCCTCGGCCGCGAGCACAGCCCGGAAGCCGCCGCGCCTTACCTGGCGATGGACGAAACCACCTTCGCGGCCATCGCCGCCGACCTGCGCAAGGCCGGCACCGCCAACCGGCCCGAAGACGCGGTCCTGTTCGCCGACCAGGCGACCGGCGACCCGGCTACCAACACCGAAGCGGCGCGCGAGAAGAACGCCGCCCTGATCGCCAGCTACATCTGACGCCCGCCGCGCCCGCCAAGTAACCGGAGCACCGAATCATGGACTTCACCAGCCAGACCGCCACCAAGCCCGACGCGCCGCTGTACAAGCTGCTGGCCGGCGAGCCGTTCAACGTGTTCGACTTCACGGTCGCCCCCAGTCAGACCCTTGTGGTTGGCCAGGTGGTCGGCTTCAACACCGCCACCGGCCAGATCGTCGCCCGTGACGCCGGCCCGATTGCCAGCGACGCCCGAAACGGCAACGCCAGCACCACCACGTTCGATCTCGACGTGGCCGCCGTCGACCCCGACACCGTCCGCGTGACCGTCGGCGGCGCCGCGAATTACGACTGGACAATCAGCCCCGGCACCGGCACCGGCGGCGTCGACCAGATCATCTTCGCCACCGCCCCGGCGACCGGCACCGGCAACGTCGTCATCCGCTACTTCCAGAGCACCGCAAAGGCGCACGGCATCCTCGCCGAGGCGGCCACCACCGGCGTCGGCGTGACCGCCAAGAAGCCCGTCATCGTCGCCGGCCCGGTACAGCTCGCCTCGCTGGTCAACGCCCCCGCCAGCTGGAAGGTCGGCATGACCATCGGCCAGCTGATCCTGCGCTGACGCCCAGGCCCGCCGCACCCAACCCCCGCACGAGGTAGCACGCCATGATCCTCCCGTTTGACGCCATCACCCTGCTCCGCGCCGTCGAGAAGGCCAGCGCGCCCGCCTCCACGCCGGTCCTGACTCGCCATTTCTCGGATGCCGGCGTGGTGCCGACCGAGCTTGTGCAGGTCGACGTCGTCACCGGCCCCGAGGGCTTGATGGTGGCGATCAGCCGAGACGCCGAAAGCAACACCGCCAAGCGCGAGTCGGTGGAAAGCAAGACCTTCCGCATCCCGCGTTTCAGCGACAAGTTCTCGATCAGCCCGTCCGACCTGGTCGGCTACCGCCAGCCCGGAACCCAGAACGCCGGCCCGGCGATGGCGCAGCTGATCGCCCGCCGCCTGCGGAACCTGACGAACAAGCTCAACAGCACCAAGGAAGTGATGGCGATCCGCGCCCTACAGGGCGAGGTCAGCGACGGCGCCGGCAACGTGATCGCGACCTACCCGGTCGGCAATGACGGCGCGATCAACTTCGCGACCACCAACCCGCGCGAGTATTTCGACGATGCCGCAGTCACGATCAGCCGCGCGCTTCGGTCGGATAACGTCAGCCTGATCTGCTACGTCGGCAAGGACGCATACCAAAAGCTGCTGCTGCACGCCGACGTGCAGGCGCTGCTGGCCGGACCCGCCGGCCCGGGCATGCTCGAAAACGGCGTGCTGCGGACCCTGCACGGCGTCACGATCCAGCGCGTCAACGGCGCCTACACCAACAACGCCGGAGCCGAGACGCCGTACCTGGCCGACAACGCCCTGATCACGACCGCCGTCGGCCCGTACTTCGAGCTGTACCACGGCCCGTGCTCCACCCCGAACGGCGTCGCCCTGCAGCAGATGTTCGTGGATACCTGGGAAACCCGCGACCCGCCGATCAGCTGGACCCGCTTGGAGTCGAACCCGCTGCCGATCGTTCAGCGCCCAGAGGCCGTCCGCAAGGCGACCGCAGCCTGACCGTGACCGCCCCGTGGCCTACGCAACCCAGGCGGACATAGACGGCGCGTTCGGCGTCGACGAACTCCGGCAGATCGCACCCGACGGCAGCGGTGGCGTGGATAACCTCCGCGTCACCGCCGCCGCCGACCGCGCCGCAGCCCTGGCCGACGGCTACCTGAGCACCCGCTACGTCACGCCCATCGCGGCGCCCGGAGCGGACCTGATCGGCGCCACGGCCGACATCGCCCGGTTCTACCTTTACGACGATCAGGCGACTGAGGAAGTCCGCAAGCGCCGAGACGACGCCGTGGCCTGGCTGCGCGACGTGTCGGCCGGTAAGGCAGGCCTGGCAGGCGCGACGCCCATCGCGGGCGCCACCGGCGAGCGCCCGGCCCCGGTCGTGATTGCCTCGCCGGAAGTATTCACCGACGCCCGCATGGCGACGATGGCGCCCTGGACCCACTGATGGCGACCACCACGATCAAGGTCGAAGACGCCCGCGTCAAGAACGCGCTGGCGTCGCTGGTCGCCGCGATTACGGCCCCGGGCAAGGCGCTGGACGAAATCGGCGCCGTCGTGACCGAGAACGTGCGCCTCGGGTTCGATGAAAGCGAAGACCCCTACGGCCGCCCCTGGAAAGCGGTCCTGCGCGACGGCGGGCAGCCCCTGCGCGACACCGGCAACCTGGCGAACAGCTTTTCCTATCAGGTCCGCGGCAACGCCGTAGCCGTCGGCAGCGGCCTGACCGTTTCCCATAACGGCCGGAGCCACAACCTGGCCGACATCCACCAGTTCGGCCGCACCATCGTTCCCGTCAATGCCAAGGCGCTGCGGTTCCAGGTCAACGGCCAGTTCGTGACCGCGCAGCAGGTCACCATCCCGCCGCGCAAGATGTTGCCGGAGGGCGGCTGGCCCGACGAATGGGCCGAAGACGTGGCCGCGATCGTCGACAATTACCTCAGCGAGGCCATCGGCCCGTGAGCAGCTACATCGACCTCGAAGGGCTGATCGTTGCCCGCCTTGAGGCGCGCGTGACCATCCTCCCGGCCGGCCGCGTCCTGACCCTGCCAGACATGACAGCCATCGACGAACGCGCCCAGGTGACCCCGGCCCTGCACCTCGTATTCGCGGGCGAGCACGCATCTGAGCCGCCACGCGGCGCGATCCAGCAGATCGCAACGCAGCAGTGGATCGTGATTGTTGCCGTCCGCAGCGCCGAAGACATCCTCACCGGCGCCGGAGCGCGGGCCGCCGCCGGGCCGCTGGTGGAGGCCGTGAACCAGGCGCTGATCGGCTGGGTGCCCGGCCCAGAATACGAGCCGATGTTCCGCACCGGCGGCCTGCGTACCACCTACCGCAAAGGGTTTCTGTATTACCCCCAGGCGTTCGCCTGCACCTTCCCCATCAACGGAGTCCGCTGACATGGCAAAGACCACGCCCGACGCAACCGAAACCGTGCGCCTGCTGCGCGAACACGAACACCGCGGCATCGTTTGCCCGGCCGGGTCGAGCATCGAGATTCGCGCCAGTCAGCGCCCGCTGCTGGAGCGCACCGGCTACATCGACCCGCTGACGCCC